CCACTCTATATTGATTTAAAAGCAGAAATAACTGAAATATCGGGTGGAAATTCTCTTTCATTGATCTCGATCACATATACTACACAAACGGAAGACGGTATTATTGAAGCATGCCCTAACTTTTGTGTTGAGTGTTTAGATCCCTTTTCAATGGACGGATGTGCAAACATTATCGTAGAAGAATGTAATGATAATTTATTTAATCCATATAATTTAAGTAAATCTACTAAATTCGTAAAACAAATTACAGGATTAGTAAGCAATATCTTTGGTCATGAAGTAAACTATTTTAGAACTGAACCAGATATGAGAACAGAAGACGTTACTCTTATGGAATATAGTTTACATGATGTAGTAGATAATAAAAACATAAAGATATTAGTCCCAGGAAATGAATTTCCTGAAGAAAGTATAACTTTTGATATATTCGGAATGGATTTCGCAGACTTTGAAATTCATATTACTCAAGAAGAATTTGATAGAGCGTTTGGAGAAAGAGATTCTCAAGGAAATTTAATAAAAAGCAGATACCCTAGATCTAAGGATTATATGTATATTCCTATTATTAATAGAATGTATGAAGTTCATACTATAGCTTTAGCCGATGAGTTCAATAAAACCAATTCATACTGGAGAGTAATGTTGAAGAAATATCAAGAAAGAACTTCAGTTAATAAAAATACGTTTGACGCTGCCACCGACACATTAACAACTGGAATCGAAGAAGTTTTCGGAGAAAGACAAAGGGAAGAGCAGGAGAAAGATACAAATCCTCAGCAATTTAAAACAACATTATCAACGTATAATGATGGAATTAGAAAATTCTATAATACTTCTCTAGAAATAAAGGATTTTGAATTAAAAAATAGATGGACAATCGTCAGTAAAAATTACTATGACCTATCTACTTTAGCAAATGAAGAACTATGTATAGAGTATGAAATACCTTCCCAATTAGGTATTGGTGAAAATATGGCAATTTCAGGATGGTTTAATCCTAGATTTAATACAGGATCCGGAGATCATTTCATAATTGGAGATTCGACTGCACTAACAGGATTTAAATCATATATAAATGATTCAGAATTCAAAGTAATGTCTAATGGTAATACCATAACGTTTAATCATGGAATAAATTTACAAAAAGAATGGTATGCATTTGTATTGAATATAAGTAATGAATTTTCTTCAATGAGTTTAAGTATTTATAATTTAAATGAAGTAGGTCTTCCTCAAAATAGTCCTACACAATTAATAGAATTATTTAACGAAGTTAAATCATCAGGAATGATTTGGAATTCAAATTCTAATTTCCAATTAAGAGGAAATGGAATGTATATGACAAATCTTAGAATATTTGAACAGACTATAGAAGAGGAGCAGAGATCAAACGTATTAAATCAATATGTTGTCAGAGATAACCAACTTGCGAAGATGATCGATAATGCAATACCTAGTATTGGATTTCAGAAATTCTTTCATTCTAAGTAATTAGGATATATAATCCTATAAAACAATAATTTATGTCAGAAGAAAAGAAGTCAATAAAAGACCAAGCAGAAGATATTAGAAAAGAGCTTGATGAACTTATTGGTGAAAGTGTAGATATAACAGAGGCTACGGATACTGATCCGGCGTTTCTTCCACTTCAACCAAAGGAAGTTCTTCCATCATTTGGAGAACTTAAAACAAGATCTACTAAAACAGCTAAGAAAACTATAACAGCTCTTATGAAATTTTATCTTGCAGAAGATATAATTGAAAAAGACGAATATATTGCTGCTAAGAAAAAGATGGATGAGATGACAATGTCTTCTTTAGTTTATCAATTACAAGCCGGTGAAAGAGCTCTTACAACTCTATTAGAAACTATCGAAGATGGTGAATTAGCTCCAAGAATGTTTGAAGTTCTTGCAACGTTACAGAAATCAATGCTAGATATTATTAAATCTCAAACAATGTATTTAATGGCAACTGAGGAAAGTGCTAAAAGAATTTCTAGAGATATAGAGATTTACAAAAAGAGAGATGATGTTAGAGAAATAGAAGAATCAGGAGGTTCCACTGGTGATTCTGCTGTTCAAAGAGGAACTAAAGACCTTATGAGAATGATTCGCTCCGGTATTAATGATTCTGAGGTCGAAGATATTGAAGACGTAGAACCTAACGAAGAATAACAATGAGCGATTACGTAGGAGATAATATGTGGATTCCGAAAGGAGACAAAAACGATCCTGGTCAAAAGCTAGTATGGTCAACTAAGAACGTTAATGACCTTTTAGTAGCATTAGACAAAGGATATCGTCCACAGGTTTCTATGCCATTTTATGAAGGTAAGCAATTCTTACGTAAAGGTAATATTGTATTTGAATATACTGAAGAAGAAATTGCAGAATTGGCTAAATGCGCCAATGACATTGTTTATTTTGCAGAAAAATATGCAGTAGTAATGACAGATGAAGGTATTCAACAAGTAAAACTTAGAGAATATCAAAAAGAATTATTGCACGATTTTCAAAATGAAAGATTTAATATTGTTCTTGCTTCTAGGCAAATGGGTAAAACCGTAACAGCTTCTATCTTTAACGCATGGTATTTAACCTTTAATTATGACAAGACAACCTTGTTATTAGCTAATAAATCTGACTCAACAAAGGAAATTATAGATAAAGCAAAGGTGGTTATTGAAAACCTTCCTTTCTTTATGAAACCGGGTATTATCAAGTATGATGTAATGAATGTCCGTTCGGATAATGGATGTCGTTTAGTAGGTCAATCGACTACTGCAAAATCAGGTATTGGTTTTACAATTCATAATTTATACCTTGATGAGTTTGCTCACGTTCATCCAACAATAGTAAATTCATTTTATGAAAACGTATATCCAACACTCTCAGCTTCGAAAGTATCAAGAATTAACATCACTTCAACTCCAAACGGTTTTAATAAGTTCTATGAAATATACGCAGCTGCCGAAAGAGGAGATAACGAATATAACGCTACGAGAATCGATTGGTGGCAACACCCAGACAGAGACGATGAATGGTATAAGAGAGAACTTGGTAACCTTGGTTCTGAAGAAGCATTCAATAGACAATATGGAAATGAATTCGTAAGCTCTTCAAATCTATTATTAAGCCCAATGGTTATGAAAACTATGAGAAAAAATTCACATGAGTTTATTTGGCACGATTTAGAAGATTTTGAAAACATACAAATAGATACAAAAGGAGTTTTAGGATTTCATAAAGATTTTGATCCTGAAGGAGCAAAAGAATCTAATAGATTTTATTTGTTTTCAGTAGACATTGCAGAAGGCAATGGGGGTGATTACTCGGTAATTAATGTTTTCGAAGTAGAACCAATGGAAGATAAGCACATTATTGATGCAGTGACACCGGGTGCAATGTATGACTTTTTTAGATTGAATCAAGTTGCAGTCTTTAGATCTAATGAACATGTTATAGAAGATTTTGCAAAGGTTCTATATACATTAGCTGTTGAGATATTTAATCCTGAAAATGTTAAGATGATTATAGAATTCAATACATACGGTTCTATCTTATTAAAATATTTACAAACAGTATATCCTTCAAGAAATGAATTTGAAGACGAAATGGTATTAAGGTTTAAACATAGACATGATTCAAGAGCCTTAAAACCAGGTATAAAATTAAAAGCAGATAACAAATCAGTGTTTTGCCAAAATTTTAAAAAATTAATTGAAAATAATAGAATAAAAATAAATGACACAGAAACTGTAAATGAAGCAAGTCTTTTCGGTAGTCTTAAAAATGGAAGCTATGGTGCTCAAATGGGTAATGATGATATCATTATGACAGGAATCACTGCCACTGAATTTTTTAACACTACAGATTATGCAGATTACATCGAAGAATTGCTAGATTTTATAGATCCTGAAAAGTATAAATTAATGGAAACTACTCTATATCAACAAAACGATTCAGCCGGAGATATGCAGTATGATATTTATGATCTTATATAGACTAAACTCCAGATTTACACGGATATATAGATTAACAAATAAAAAAATAAAATTAAATAACTATGGCACTAAGTCCTCAATTATTACAATTCAAGAGTTCAGGCGTTTACAGATTGGAATTTGATAAATCCCAAACTGCTAATATTGACGTTTCTACTCTTAGGCTGGTTGTTGGTCACTCAAGAAAGGGACCTTATAATACACCAGTATTAATCGAAAACGTTGAAGCATTCATTCAAGTATATGGAAACATCGACAAGTCGTTAGAGAAAAAAGGAATGTTCTTCCACAGATCAGCTAAGGCTGCTCTTTCAAGAGGACCTATCCTAGCTCTTAACCTTGCTCATTTTGGAGAAAATGATTTAGCTTCAGCTGCACAAATTTCAACAAATGGATCATATAAAACTGATCCCTTAATGGAAAGACCAGCTGGAAACACATGGGTTGAAGGTGATGTAAAAGTCGCTTATGTTGCTCCGGCAATTACTAATACTCTTACACTTGCATCTCTAACGGTAGCGAGTGGTATATCAGGACAGGGTGTAGAGATCGTTGGAGAAGATTTTACTGGATCTATTTCAACTAACGATTACTTATTACAATCAGATGGAACTGTTGCACAAATAACTGGAGTGTCATTCTCTAGTGGAAATACTATGATAGGTATCGCACCTAGTAGTGATGTATTAGATGCATCTTACATTGGAGCAACTACATTTGATATTTACAATGCAGGAACTGAAGAACAATTATATACAGAAGCAGAATATTTAGCAGACTTTACTATTGCAACATATCCTGAATTAGGTCACCAAACTGGAGACTATGCTTATGCTAATTTCTTTGACACGGATAAATTCATGATTCCTTCTGACGAAAAAGTATTACAAACACTAGGACAGGATTCTAATCAAGTTTTAAACTTTGTAAATATTAAACAAACCCCAATCACAGTTTTCACAAGAAAAGCACAAGATACTGCTGGCTTTGATGTTACTGCAAGAGAATGGTATGGAGAAGGAAATGTTCCAGCATATTTAGATAATAAAGATTTAATGTCAGATTATATGATTGACGTATTTGTATTCAAAGGTAAATTTGATGCTGCGGCAATGGACACTGATCCAGTTTATGGATATTACTTTGACAATAAAGGTTTAAGAAAAGAGCTAATAGAACAATTTGCAAACTTAAGACAAGTTGAAATGATAGGTTCTTATACAGGTTCAATGCTTCCAGGTTTTAAAGACTTAGAAGGAAGAAACGTATATATCGAAACAATGATTAACGCTGAAGCAAGAAGAACAGGTTTATTCTGTGCAATTGCTGAAGATTTAGTAACTGACGAATCTGGAGATACTCCAATCGATTTAGTTGGTCACACATTTGACGAAGCCGCTCAAGATCAAGTAGTATTATCTTACGACATTGCAAATAGAACAATATTATTCCCTGGGTCGGATTTAACATACTCTGCTGATGGAACTAATGCAATATTTACATACACTGGTGCACTATCTACATTTAATCCTGAAGTTAAAAAAGGAAATTATATCAGAACAGGTGAAAGATTAGCTCTAGTTGAGCAGGTTTCTGTTTCTAAAAACGAAAGCGAACAAATAGTATGGACTATTAAATTATCAGAAGCGGCTCCTTTAGTTGCCCCTACTGCATTTGTTGAATCTTTAGAAGATGCAGCAGTTTCATATACTCCATTCGTATTAAATGGCGCAGATATTGAAGCAGAAACTATTACTTCATGTTTACAGGCTATTTCATTAGGAACAGGATTGGCAACTGGTTTAGTAGATAAAGATGCAATTGACTTTAGATATATTGTTGATACATTTGGATCTTACGATTTAAATGGATTACAAAATAAAATTCAATTATCTCAATTAGCAAAAGAAAGACAAAACGCAGCAGCTATATTAAATGCACCAATGGTAAAAGACTTTAAAGAATCTACGGATCCTTCATTTAAAGATCAATTTGGCTCATTTAAAACTTCATACATTAAAGATGGAGGTAACTTAGATCAAAATCCAACATCACTATATACATTACCGAGTATCGCAGATGGTGCAAACTTTGCATTCTACTATGGTCCTGGTCTTATTGTAAGAGAAAATGGAAAAGATTTAATCGTTCCACCAGCTGCTTATGTATCTAATAACTATATTGATAAATACACAGACGCTTTACCATGGTCAATTGTCGCTGGTCCTAGAAGAGGTGTTGTTGCTGGAACTAACGTTGCAGGAGCTGAATATTCTTTTGACAAATCAGATAGAGACATTTTAGAGCCATTTGGTTATAACCCAATTGTATTCCAAAGAGGAGTTGGTTTAACTATCTTAGGAAATAAAACTGCACAGCAATCTATTAAATCATCACTATCTTCAGCTCATGTTAGAGAAGTGTTAATTTACATTCAAGATGCAATGGCAGATATCCTTAAGGATTACGTATTCGAATTTAACAATGCACAAACTAGATTAGAAATCAAAACTCTAGCAGATTCATTAATGGAATCAGTTAGACAAGATGGTGGTGTATATGATTTCAAAAACGTAATGGATCAATCAAATAACACAGGTGAGGTAATTGATAACAACATCGGTATCATAGATACATTTGTTGAGCCAGTTAAAGGTTTAGAAATAGTTGTACACAGAACGACGATTTTAAATACTGGTGAAATTTCAACAGGAAACTTTAGTTAAAAAGATATATAATAAAAAATAAAACAATAAAGACTTATGGCTTTACCACACTATTCACAAGATCAAACTAGTAAGGCGGGTAGACAATTCGAACCAGTACAAGGAAACTTATTTGAGGTAACTATTTTACCTCCTGCTGGAGTTGCTGACGCACCGCTATTACTTCAACATGTTAACTCTGTTAGCGGGTTGGAATTATATAAAGCACCTGGAGAGGTAGCACAGAAATACAAATTCTCTTCACGTTCATACGCTGGAATGCCAGATGATACTACACTTACGGTGGGTATTAACTTTTCGTTAAATTTAAACGAGGCAAACCAAGCTTATTTATATAAAACAATGAGACAATGGTATAACTTAGCTTACGATCCACAGACTGGTGTAATGGGCTTAAAGAAAGACTATACTGGAACAATCGTAATCGTACAATTCAATAGAGCTGGTGATATTTACAGAACTATAACATTAGAAGATTGCTGGATTAATTCTGGACTTCCATTCACTAACGATTTAAGTTATGAATCTCCAGAAGCAGCTGCTTTAGAAGTAACATGGAAATGTGATACTTTTAAAGAAGTATTAGCTTAATTTATTAAGAGTAGGACGGCTTTAATTAGTCCGTCCTATTTTTATGAAACTAAAATATAATATAATGATATAATAATATGTCCAGTAAACTAACTAAGAAATTACAGGTATTACTCTCTGAAGAAGAAGTGTTTATAATAAACAGGATTATACTAAACGAGGCGATTGAAAATGGAGAGAGACCGGTTTCAGTTTCGGCGTTTATCAGAGACTTAATAAGACAAGAAATAGATAAAAAAAGCGATCTTCAAAAGAGTTGGGATCGAAATAGAATTAAACAACTCAAATCTAAATAATAAAACATGAGCGAAGACAAAAACAAACCGGTTAACCTTGACGAGCAATATAAAGCTATGATAGAGGATAACGAAAACAATGCACCCGTAGAAGCTGAAGAACCAGCTGATCTAGGAAAGGTGGATATGAATAAGTTTAAACCACAGGAAGCTAAGGAAGCAGATTTTCATTTAGGATATCATAGTGTTTCTCATGCAGAACTTCCTTCAGGTGGAATGTTCTACAATGAAAAATCAGAAATTTCTATTAGAGCTGCAAAAGTTTCAGAAATTAGACACTTTTCTACAGTAGACGAGAATAATGTACTAGATATTGATGAAAAATTAAATAACATAATTGAATCATGTGTAAGAATTACATCAGGAGCTAAAAGAATGTCTTATAGAGATATTTTAGAGGAAGATAGATTCTATTTAGTTTTAGCTATTAGAGATCTTACTTTCCCAGAACCTGAAAGCCAATTGACAGTTCCTTATCAAGATAAAAAAGGAGGTAGACATACGGCTGAGGTAAATAAGAAGTATTTTCAATATTTTAAAATACCAGCAGAATTAGATAAGTATTATGATCAAGAATCTAAGAGTTTTAAAATTGAAACAAAATCTTTCGGTATAATTGAAATGACTCCACCTAGTATTGGAGTGATGCAAAAAATGACTAAACATATTAAAGATAAGCAGGAAAAAGGAGAAATAGCAGATCAATCTATTCTACAAATAATTCCTTACATCGTAAATGATTGGAGACAATATACTGATAAGACTATTTTTAATTTCGAAATGGAAGTTAATGGTTGGTCAAATAAGAAATATAGTTTAGTATACAAATTAGCAGAAAAATTAAAAGTCGGAATCCAGCCTGAGATGTTGGTACCGCACGAGGATGACGAGGTCCTCGTTCCGATTGGGTTTCGTGACGGAATCAAATCTTTATTCATTGTTCAAGATCTCTCTGGAGAACTTCTTTAAAACGAAGTTTCATATCTATAGGGTCTTACATGTACAACCTTCCGAATTGGAAAACATGGATTATTATGAATTTTACTATCTCGTGAAAGATCTAACTGATCATTTACAGAAAGAAAATGAAGCTAATAAGGGACAACAGGAACAAAGTGAACAGATGCAACAGAATATGAAAATTCCAAAAATGAATATTCCAAAAATATCAGTTCCTAAATTATAATAAACTTTAGAGGAATAATGGGAACTGTCCCGTTATTCCTTTAATATATAGACTATAAACTAAATAAAATTATAAGATTATTATGAAACGTGTAAAAACATATGAAGAAATTATTTCCGAAAAACAAGAACTCGGTACCTCATTAATTTTAGAGAATAAATTTAAGAAATTTATGAGTTCACTTGGTCGCCATGCCGTTTCTGCAATAATAAGTTATTTTCATGAAAATCCAGATGCCTTAAAGGAAGTTCTAGGTTCTATGAAATCATCAAAAGATCAAGGTGTACAAGGCGCCCTAAAAGAGATCAGATAAATTTAGTTTAATCAATGGCCAATAACGCAAAGGACAACATACTGTTATCTCCTTTACAGAGGATAGCTAAGGCAAGTGAAAATACAGACAATAAAATGTCTGCTGTCGCGTTAGGCGTAGATGTTCTAATCAAGGGTAGCGATAATGTTAAAAGTATATTAGAAAGACAAACTGATGTATTATTAGATATTAAGACTGCAATTACAGATTTACATAATGATATTAAGGGAGGCAAGGCAGCTGGTAAAGCAGGAGGAGAAAAAGGAGGCTTTGGCCTTGGAGGTGCTGCTAAGCTAGGAATTATGGTAGTGTTAGCCGCTGGCGCTGTTACACTCGCTTCTTATATTATGCAAGGAATTGCTCCAGTTTCGGTTGCTCAGTTAGCAACAGCCATTCTTATATCACTTGCATTAATTCCATTGGTTAAAGCAATGGTAGAAATGTTAATGTTACTTTCACCCGTCAGAGGGTTGGGTTTCATGGCAGGTAAATTTGCGATATCTAAATTTGGAGGAGCTGCCGGTAAAAGCGCACTAGGTCCAGGTGGAGATGAAATGTCTAAAAATGGAGCGATGAAAATGGCATTTATGGTTGTATTAGGTGCAGCTGTATTAATAACTGTTTCAAGTTATATTTTATCAGCAGTACAACCCGTTCAATTAAAGAAATTAATATCAGCCGCTGTAATAGGATTTGCACTACAACCCATGGCAATGGCATTTTTAGGTGTCGTAATGGCATTAAAGAAGGGCGGAATAGGAATGGATAAAAATGGAGCAAAAACAATAGCAATGTCGATGTTAGTTATGGTAGCAATTACACTTGCAATAGCAGGTGTCGCAGGAGCCATGGCCATGATGCCAGAAACCTTTATCGCAGGACCTCCATTAGATTGGATTTTTATGACAGGGTTAATGCTTTTTGTTTTTTCAATTCCACTTGCTATAATACTAAGATCGGTCAAAGGATTAAATCTTAAACAAATGATATTTGCTGCACTTGCAATACCATTAATAGCTTTAGCAATTGCTGGAGTTTCTTACGCAATGGAAGGATTAAGCGGTAATTATGTGGCTCCACCTGCATCATGGACTCTAAAGGCAGGTTTTGCTCTTTTCATATTTTCTATTCCATTAGTGATGATATTAAGAAGTATTAAAGGAAAAACATTAAAGGAGATACTCTATGCATCTTTAGCCGTCCCTCTACTTGCGGGTACTATTGTTGCTGTAGCTTTAATGTTTACTTTTTTAGCAAAAGTAAAGGCATATAATGCACCCCCAGCAAAATGGAGTTTAAAGGTAGGTTTGGCTATGGCAGTATTTGGTATAGCATTTTATTTTATTTCTAAAGCAACTCGAGGAATGGATATAAAGGAAATTGGACTTGCAGCATTAGCCATGGGATTCATAGCTTTAGGTATATTAGCAGTCGCATTCATATTCCAATATCTACCAGATGAATTTAAAACAGTACCAGTTGAATGGTCATTAAAAACAGGATTAGCGGTAGCTATCTTTGGCCTTGGGTTTATGATAGTAGTTAAACTGATGAAAACATTTGGAGTTGGCCTTAAAGACTTGGCAATGGGACTAGTCGGCATAGCAGCGATTGGTATCGCAGTACTTGCAACTGCATGGATATTCTCAGTTTTACCAGGAAGTTTTGTACCAATACCTATTGAATGGACTATAGGCGCTGTGTTTGCTATTTCTGCATTTGCAGTTCCACTTGGTGTTGTCGGCTTAATTGCTACGTCAGGTGTAGGTGCAGCAGCACTAGGATTAGGTGCCCTTGGTATGATATTATTAGCAGGTACTATATGGGCAGTTGCTTGGATATTTAGCAAATTACCAGATTTAGGAGCAATTGGTAAAAATTTCACGGATATGTTATTAGCTCCTGTTAACGGAATGATAGATTCATTTGTTAGAATAAAAGAAGAACTTGGAATAGAAAATTTATCAGCCCTAGGCGCCGGTTTAGTTTCAATTGCAGGCGGTTGGTTAGCATTAGTTGGTGCATTGGCTGGACAAGCAGTTGGTGGACTATTAACTGGCGTAGCTTCAGGTGCCGGAAAGGTGTTAGATTTTGTGACTGGTGGGTTGACTAAAACAGATGGACCATTTGAAGTCCTAGATAAATTAATAAGCAGAAAAAAGGGTATTACTAGTTTAGGACCAGCTGTAGCTGCTGCTGGAAAAGGTTTTGCAGAATTAGCTAAATATCAAAACAAAGGAATTAAAGCTCTTAACGCACTATTACCATTCTCTAACTACAGTAGAGTAGACTACCTAAGAAGTTCAGCAAAACATGTTGGAACGCTTGCTAAGAATTATGGTTTACTTGCAAAGGAATCTAACAAGATGAATATTGGTGCAATCAACGCAACCACAAAGATGTTCGATTCTTTACGTAAATTAGCAGAACAGGATAATAATCCAATGAAAGTCCTAGCTGATGATCTATTGAAAGCTGTTGCAGAATTATCAACTGCAGTTGACGCCCTGGATAAAGCAGTTGCTAGACAAGGTAAAACTTCTGGCGAAGCCACTAGTGTAATTGGTAAGGCACTTAATAAAGTTAAAGATCTAGTCACGAGCAATACTGCAGAAGTTAAAAAGAATACCCCAACAGGAGGAGCTCCTAAAATGGACCTATCTCCGGTCGTTGACGCTATATCAGAGTTAGAAGAAACATTAACCTCATCTGGAATCAAAGTTAAAAAGAATTCAGGTTGGTAATTCCAACTTTAACTGAAACAACCCCCTCTTATTTAGTATAATTAATAGTTCTTTGACAGCTATGCTTAAAAATAAACATAAGTATATGGAAACAACTATTATTACATTCGGTCTGGGTGTGGTGCTAACTCTAATTATTTTAGGGACAGTGTCATTGTTCAGGTCAACTAAAAAAATCGGTGAATTAGATTCGTCGATCAATCACATCGAAAGCGATATTCAAAATAGAATAGATTCAGTCGAACACTATTTAGATAATAGCATAGATGATCTAGATAGAAGATTAGATTCTAGAGTAGACAGAGCTATTTCTCAATTTGAGAAAGAAATAGAAGAAATGGATTTAAGATTAGATAAAATTATTGATAGTTTTAATCTTCAAAAATCCAAAGAAAAGGAAAACATTCCTAATTAATTTAAATAAATAAACATTAACCCATAGTTGTTGAAGAATAGGAGAAGTGGCAGAGTGGTCGAATGCACTGGTCTTGAAAACCAGCGAACTTCACGGTTCCAGGGGTTCGAATCCCTTCTTCTCCGCAAATTGGCCTGGTAGTTCAGCTGGTTAGAATGCATGCCTGTCACGCATGAGGTCGCGAGTTCGAGTCTCGTCCAGGCCGCCACTCAAAGCACATGAAACATTGTGCTTTTAGGGGGTATAACTAATAGAAAATAATTTAAAATGAGAAAAGTACACAGAGGTAGTAGAGGAAAGATTGCTGGAATATGTGACGGTTTCGGATATTATTTTGGAATTGATCCATTAATATTCAGACTTCTATTCATATTAGCTTTCTTTACACCCACAATCCCATCAATATTAATATACATTATATTTTGGTTAATATTGCCAGCAAATAAAAAAACAAAAACAAATGACAAGAGCGGAACTAGTTCAAAAACTACTAGACGAAAATAAGATAACAGCAGCGGAAGCTGTCGTTCTTCTTACACCAGAGGATTCATACACTCGTCCTACAACTTATTTACCTTACCAACCACAGCGAGGAACAGATCCTTATTGGTTTACAACATCGACTCATGATAACGCCTAACTACACCTTTAACGCAAAACTAATTAGAGTAGTAGACGGAGATACTGTATGGGCACATGTAGATTTAGGATTTGATATTTGGAAAAAAGTAAACGTTAGACTACATGGAATCGATACTCCTGAAACTAGGACTAGAGATCTAGTAGAAAAAAGAGCAGGTCTTAAATCTAAAGAAAGACTAGTGCAGTTACTAGAACAAGGAAACAATGAATTCGTATTGGTTTCTAAAGAAGTGGATAAATATGGAAGAGCGCTAGGAGAACTATATAATGGTTATCATGAAGTTCATGTCCATGAAGGTGAAACTAGACCTATATCAATTAGTATAAATCAAGTATTATTAAACGAAGGTTTAGCAAAACCTTATAATGGAGGAAAAAGATAAAATATGAAATCAAGAAAATTTAGCATTTCAGGATTATTAGAATTAAGACCTGGAAAATTTGAAGATGAAAGAGGAGAGTTTATAGAAACATTCAAATCTTCAAAAATTAAAGAACTTGGAATTACAGAAGAATTTCTACAAGATAATCAATCTGTTTCTAAGAAAGGAGTATTTAGAGGAATACATTTACAAACCGGAGATAGTGCTCAAGGAAAATTAGTAAGAGTTTCTAAAGGAGCTGTTGTAGATTTCGCGGTAGATCTTAGACCTGGTTCTCCATCCTATGGAGAATGGACTTATGTATTATTAAGTGCGCACATAGGAAATCAATTTTGGATTCCAGCCGGATTTGGCCATGCGTTTCTTGCCCTTGAGGATGATACAATCTTTTCATATAAATGTACTAAAGAATATGATAAGAGTGCAGAGGAGTGTCTCCTATGGACCGACAAGGATATAGATCTGACTATAGATAAGAGTATACTTACACAATTCAATATATCAGACATCTTAGTCTCCGAAAAGGATAAAGAAGGTATTACGCTAAAGGAATATACTAAAAAATATGGCGTACTGGTTTAAAAGAAAATACAGACAAATTAAAAGAGTCTTAGATTACTTGCCAATTATTTGGAAAGGTTATGATTTTGATTATAGATACGCAATTGATTTATTTAAACATCAATTAATACGTACTTCTAATTTTATGGAATCAGATAGAGCGTATGCCATCGATTCCGATATGAGAGCTAAGAGAATTAAAACCGCTATCGAACTTCTTGATAAAGTTTACGATGAAGAATATGGAATGGAATACCAAGATCAGATGAAAAAGATTTATGGTGATAACGTATTAGATTGGAACTTTGAAGACACTGGAAGAAGAGATGGAACTTCATATATTAATTATGAATACGAGAAGTGGGAAAACAAAGATAAAGTTAAAGAAACCTTTGATAAACTATTTAAACAGTCTAAAGAAAAGCAAATTAAAGCAGAGAAATTAGTATGGAAATTTATATCCCATAACATCCGAGGATGGTGGGATTAAAATAATTTGAAAATAATTGCCTAAATATTTTTTTATCTCAGATATTTTGCTTATATTAGTATAGTAATAATCAATAAAGCAAAAGATATGTCACTTAATTTAAACTTAGAAAAAGCTTGGGTAACCTTCTTAAATGATGGTTGGGAAAGCGTTTGGCATCCAGTAACAGACGTTCTTGGAAACCATTTAGACTGGTCAGACGAAATCATGGACCATTGTAGAAAACAATTTAATGACTCTGACAATTGGGTTAGTTTTGGAATCGCTCCTACTTCTCAAATGTTAATTAAAAACTCAGTAAGAGATAACCTTTAAAAATATAAAAATGAAAACAGTAATTTTCGATTTAGATGGAACTCTCGCTCTTATCGACGATAGGAGAGCTATTTCCACAAAAGATAATGGTAAAATGGATTGGGACACTTTCTTCGATCCAGCAAACATTCAATTAGATAAACCGAATTGGCCAGTTATTCACATGGCACGACTTCTTAAAAAAGATGGACATCGTGTTGTAATTTTTAGTGGAAGATCTAAAGCTACTAAAGACGCAACGAAAGATTGGTTAAACGATCTTGATATTCCATTTGATGTTTTAAAGATGCGACCAACTGCTGGAGGTTTTAAGTTTATGAAAGATGATGTATTAAAGAAAAAGTGGCTTGATGATTTATTTCCAAACACTGACGATATTACATGTGTCTTTGACGATAGAGATAAAGTAGTTCAAATGTGGAGAGATAATGGTATCACTTGCTTTCAAGTAGCTGACGGTAATTTTTAAAATAAAAGATATGAAATTCAAAGATTTAACATTTAACAAACAAACGCACGGTGGCGTAGGAGCTACTGCAAAATTCAAAGAAGTTACAGTGAGTATTCAGGCTGGTAAGTTTGTTTACAGTAATCCTCGAGAGGATGGCTTAGACTCTACACAATACTCTTCATTCGAAGTTGCTATATGGGAGAACTCCAAAGACGGAAGTTTTGTCACTTCTAAATTTATAGATACTGAAGACGAAGTTGCAGGATGGACTTCTAAAAAAGATATTGATAATCTTTTACAAAAATTGAAATAATGGGAATAGAAGGATTATTTTTAACGATTTTCTTAGGAGCATTTGCATTCATAATGGGATGGATGAAAGGATGTGAAGACGAGCAATCGAGAATTAGAGAAGCTTTCAGGTCAGAAGAATATGACTATGAAGGCTTCTTTAACGTTCTTGAAAAATACGAAGAGGAGAAGGAAGCGGCTAAGCAATGGGCTAAGTTTAATAAAAAAAGAAAAAAAAATCAAAAATAAACAGCCTAGAATTTTTTTATCTCAGATTTTTTGCTTATATTAGTAGAGTAATAATTAATAAAAGAAACCATTATGGCAGAATTAAAAAACAAACAATATATGTTCACCTTTGAAGGTGGCGGTTGGAACACAGTGTGGGCCAAAACTAAACGCGGTGCAATTAAAGCCGCTCTTAAAGAATACAAAGATTCAGATTCTTTGAATCCTCGTATTGATTCTTTTCATAAAGCTACCGAAGAAGGTCTTCGTGTTGCAATGTCTCTTTTCTACTAAAAAAAATAAAATGAATAAACTACAATCACTCAAATGCGTTGAAGTAACTTCACAGACGCAAGCCGACAATGGAACTATTTGTTACCACGATCCTATCACGAATACTGACTATCTTTCTTATGAAAGTGGATATATTCGTAGAGCATATACTCGTAATTACGAAAATTACAAAGGATATGAATGGTCTCATCGAACGATCTATCAATTAAATCCTACTAAGAAATCAATGCATGAATGGAATGGAACCACATGGCCTTCAACTGAAAGGATTATGATCGAAGATCCAAGCGAGCGTTTAGACAGACTTG